AACCCCAGTCGCCGTTTCCTGCAACTGAACAGCAAACCTCTTCCCGTCCCCCATGAAGTGGATAGTTGGTTTGTTGCCCAGGTTATTGTTCAAAAATAATGGACTTTAAAAGCCTGATCACAAATGATATTCGGGATGTTTTCCACAATACCGCAGAATTTGCGGAGGTTACACGGTTACAATACGATGGCGAAATATACAACATACCGGCAATCCTGGACTATTCAGGTGCAAAAGATAGAAATATACCGTCTGGCGATAATGCGGACGGTATATTTCTTGTTGACCTGGTTGTGTATATCGCGCAGCATGATCTGCCGGTGATGCCGCGCAAAGGGCGTAACATTGAAATTGGGGAAAACCGGGATTTATTCAATATCGTAAAGGTTGAAAATGAATCCGGGGAAATCCTGCTGTATTTGGAGATGATGGATGAATGATTGAGATCACCAATGAACAAATAGAGCGGGTAAACCTGATCTTAAGCGGGATACCAAACGGGGCTAAAAAGGTATTTTATAACGCTATCAACCGGGGCTTGCGCACGGTACGAACGCAATCGGCAAAATCGGTAACCAAAACATACCGCATATTGCAAAAGGATTTTAAAAGTGAAAGCAATATCAGGGAGAAAAAGGCCAGTCAATCCAACCTGATAGGCGAAATATCCTTTGCGGGTTCGACAATACCATTGATGAAATTTAAAGTCAGCCCCAAAGAGCCACAAAAACAAACTGTTACCGTGGCTGTATTAAGAGAAACAGGCGGTGAACGTCTGAAACATGCTTTTATCGCTAAAATGCAAACCGGGCATACTGGTGTTTTTGAGCGGTCAACGCCCAAAACATGGCGTTTGCCAATTCAAGAACTATACGGCCCATCCGCCGCAGGCATGTTAAACAACTATGAAGTTCAACAGGAAATCGAAAAAGCGGCCCAGGGAACCATCGACAAACGCATTGAGCACGAAATAACCCGGATTTTAAACGGTTACGGAGGTTAGAAGTATGACGCCAATAGTATTACTTGACAGGCTTAAGGATTTTATTGAAGAGCAGACGCGGGACCTGCTTCTTTCCACCCGGGTTAAAACAAATGAAAAGCCGCAGGAACGCCCGGCGGCTGTTTACAAAATGCGCCTGCCCAACAAAGAAGGGGAAACAAAATTAATACCCTATATCCTTTTGCAGTTTATCACAGGAGAGGATGCCCAGGAAAAAAATAAAGACCCGGAAAGCGGATGCATGGTGCGGATTGTGGTTGCAACCTATTCTGAGGACGGGGAAACGGGCGCAATGGATGTTCTGAATGTCATTACCAGAATAAGAATTGCCTTACTTAAAACTGGAGTAATTGGCGATCAGTTTTTACTAAAAAAACCGATAGAGTACCTTGTTTACCCTGATAGCACATACCCCTATTTCTTAGGGGAAATGATTACACGATGGGAACTACCCACAATTGAAAGAGAGGTTGAAAATCTATGGTATTAAAAAAAGAGAATGAAACGACACAGACAAATCCCACGCAGGAGGCCACAAAAAAAGACATAGATACAAATACCACCCAGGAAGATAAAAACAGAACAGCGGGCCAGCAGGGGGCAAAAGAGAGTGAAAAACAAACGGCTAGCAAATGTTTTGTTTATATTGGGCCAACCCTGCCTAAAGGCAGGTTAAAAGGAAACGCCATTTTCGGCGGAAGCCGCGAACAAGTAACTGCATTTCTTGCGGATGTACTAGAGGAATACCCGCTTGTTAAAGACTTGCTTGTTCCCGTGGAGGAATTGGCGGAAAAACGGCTAAAAGCATCAACGCCCGGCAACTACATCAACAAATGCTATAAAGATGTAGTGCTAACGGCAAAAAAGTAAAAGGAGGAATGATCAATGACTTATAAACACGGAGTGAGCGCAAGACAGGTTGCAACGTCGGTATCAACCCCCGTTGTTGCCGGATGCGGAATACCCTTTGTTGTGGGAACAGCCCCCGTTCACATTACAAATGGAAAAGTAAACGAAGCGGTTTTGGCCTATAACTATGGAGAAGCCGCCGCCGCACTAGGGTATAGCGATGATTGGGATAGCTTCACCCTTTGCGAAGTAATGTATTCACATCTCAGATTGTTCAAAATGGGGCCTGTAGTCTTTGTTAACGTGCTTGACCCGGTAAACCATAAGGAAGCCGTTGCCCCTGGGGAGATAGCCATTGTGGAAGAGCAGGTAAAATTACCCGCAGAAGCCATAGACAGCGCGGCCCTGGTAGTAAAACTAGCATCAGCAGGAACCGCCATGGACAAAGATACTGATTATGTGACCTTCCGCGACAATGACGGCAAATTAGTAATTGAAAGAATATCAACATCAACTGTATGGACGGCAGAGCTAACCAACCTTAATGTTGGATATGACAAAATAGACCCGTCAGCAATCACCAAAGCGGATATTATTGGCGGTTTCAACATTGAGACACAAAAAAGCACAGGCTTTGAACTTATTGATTCGGTGTTTCCGAAATTCCGTATCGTTCCCGACTTATTACTGGCCCCGGGATATTCCCATGAATCAGATGTTGCCGCGATCATGGCGGCAAAGGCTGAGAACATCAATAGTATTTTTGAAGGGAAAGCCCTGATTGATGTTGATGATTCAACCGTAACTTATTACACCGACGTTAACGCCTGGAAAACAACAAACAACATCAATTCCAAATTCCAGCTTTTATGTTGGCCTAAAGGAGGTTTAGGAGACAAAATATTCCACATGTCAACACTTGCCGCTGGAAGGGCGGCAAAGACTGATTCGGAAAATGGAGACTGCCCGTCTGAATCTGCATCCAACAAACCATTACCGATTGACAGGACGGTAGTTGTCACTGTATCCGAGGGTGTAAAAACAATCACAGAGGTAAATCTTGACCCCACCCAGGCAACCAGCCTGAACGCCCAGGGCGTTATTACCGCCTTAAACTTTATTGGGGGATTTGTGCTATGGGGAAATGAATCCGCCTGCTACCCGGCCAACACAGATGTAAAAGACTATTTCTATTGCATATCAAGAACATTCGGCTGGGTATCTAATAGCCTGATATTGACCTACTGGAGCAAGCTTGACGGCAAACTTAACCGCCGACTGATTGACAACATTGTTGACAGTGTAAACATTTGGCTGAATGGCCTAACGTCAGAAGATAAGATTCTAGGCGGCAGGGTAGAATTCAGGGAAGCGGATAACAGCCTAACAAACCTTATGAGCGGCAAGGCTGTATTCCATATTTTCCTAACCCCACCTAGCCCGGCAAAAGAACTTGAATTTGTGCTGGAATACGACGCGGAATATGTAACCGCGGCGTTGGCGGCGTAAGGAGGTAGAAACATATTATGGCAAAAGTAGATCAGTCAGTTATAAATTTTGCGGTTTTTGAAAACAGCACTGAATATTACGGCATGGCAGAAGTTACCCTGCCGGAGATTTCCAGTATAACAGAGGAAGTAAAAGGGGCAGGAATTAGCGGGACGTTAGAATCAGTTATATTAGGCCACCTGGAAGCAATGACCCTGACAATGAACTTTAGAACAGTCACCAAAGAAGCTATAGCCCTTCTGGAACCGCGTGACCATATGCTTGATTTAAGGGTTGCCCAACAGGGTAAAGACACCGTAGCAGGAACAATTACGGTTACCCCGGTAAAGCACATCCTGGTAGTTCAGCCTAAAAAACTGAATCCCGGTAAAGTATCTCCCGCTACACCAGCAGAGGCCAGCGGAGAATATGCCGCAACCTATTTTGCAACCTTTATTGACGGGCAAAAGGTACTTGAAATTGATATACTCAACTTCATTTACATGGTAAATGGCACAGATTACCTTGCCAACGTAAGAAAAGCGTTGGGAAAATAACATCTTACCTCCCGTTTTTTCATAAAATACAGCCAGCGGGGAAATCCCCGCTGGTTTATTTTACGAAAAAACGGGAGGCAAGAACATGAACGAAAAAGCAACCAACAACCAGGTAGAGATCACACAGATAGAAACCTACAAAGAAAATAAGCAGGCCGCAGAAGGGGCCTATGTGCACACCTTTAAAAAACCTTTCGAGTTTGAAGGCAAGAAATACGAAACCCTTACTTTCTATTGGAACAAGTTAACCGGGCGCGACATGATCGCCATTGAAAATGAAATGCAGGCCATGAATGAATATGCCCTTGCACCGGAGATTTCCGCAGGCTTCCTTTGCCGGATGGCCGCAAGAGCGGGAGGAATTGGCAGTGATGCACTGGAGAGCATGCCGATAGGTGATTTCAGCAAAATCAAGAATGCGGCCCGGGATTTTTTAATAAGTACGGGTTACTAAGCCCGGGCCAATACTGGCGACAAGAATCGTTCAAACTAGCGCGCGCGACTTATACACCCATATCATACTGGGTTGAAATGAACCTGCCGGAATTCACCGCATGGATAAAAGATGTAAACGCCGCGGTAGAGGAAGAGGAAAAACAAAGGAAGAGGGGGTGAGAATTTGGCTGGTAAAGAATATGAATTGCTTTTTAGGTTAAAGGCGGTTTTGGGAAGCGATTTTAACCGTAGTTTTCAAAATGCCATGCAAACCACTAAGCAAATGCAGAATACCCTTCAAAAATTGAATTCAGTTCAGGGCAAAATTGACGGTTATCTGAAACAAACTAATGCCGCAGAAAAGAACCGCATAAAGCTGGCGGAATTAAAAACCGAACATGATAAATTACAACAGGAAATGAAGCAGACAGAACAACCCAGCGAAGCCCTGAAAAGGAAGTTCGAGCAGAACGCCAGCCAGATAGAAAAAACCACCGCCAAAATCAAGGAACAGGAAACCCGCCTTGAAGCGTTGGGAAATGAACTTAAAGCCGCGGGCGTTAATACTGATAACCTGGAGGCCGCCAATAAACGACTGGAGAGAAGCTACGATTCAATAAAAGCCAGTCAGGAGAAAATAGCGGCCATCAATGTTGCCCAGCAAAAAAACGCACAAGTAATAGCACAAACCAAAGGCCAACTGGCGGGCACAATTGGTGTTCTTGCCGCAATTGGGGCGGCAGTATATGCCGGGCCAGTTAAAAGCGCAATGAAATTTGAAAGCACCATGGCCGATGTAGCCAAGGTTGTTGATGGGTTAAAGGATGATACGACAGGTAAATTTACCGCTGATTATTACGCCTTGCGCCAGGAATTAAATAAACTATCCACACAGATACCATATACAACGGAGGAATTAGGTGAAATAGCGGCGGCGGCTGGTCAAGCGGGAATTGCCCGTAAAGAAATCGGTAAATTTACAATGGATGCGGCCAAAATGGGCGTTGCCTTTGACGTCACAGCAGACCAGGCCGGGGACTGGCTGGCAAAATGGCGTACCTCTTTCGGCATGACCCAGGCGGAAGTTGTGGCGTTAGCTGATAAAATCAACTATCTTGGCAACAATTCAGCGGCCAACGCACAACAAATTTCTGCGATTGTAACCAAGATCGGGCCATTAGGAGAGGTTGCAGGGCTGGCAAGCGGAGAAATAGCGGCACTGGGAGCAACCCTGGTTGCCGTTGGTGTTCAGGAGGATGTGGCGGCTACCGGCATAAAGAAAGTCATTACCACCATGACTGCCGGAGCCGCGGCAACAAAACGTCAAACAGGTGTATTAGATAAGCTGGGATTTTCAGCAACCGACCTTGCTCAGCGGATGCAGACTGATGCAAAAGGGGCAATTCTGGACTTCATGGAAGCCGTAAAACAATTGCCCAAAGCAGAACAAGCCGCCGCCCTTAAAAACTTCTTTGGAGAAGAAAGTGTTTCGGCCATTGCACCACTGTTAACTAAAACAGAACTTCTGGCTAAGCATTGGAATATGGTTGGGGATGCGGCCCTTTATGCCGGGAGCATGGAAAAAGAATATGCGGCCCGTGCAGATACAAAGGAAAACAAAATACAGCTTGCTAAAAACGCCATTGACAGACTGAGCCGGGCTTTAGGCGATGCACTTATGCCCAGCGTAGGCGATTCGGCAGAAAAGTTGTCCGAATTGGTCACAAAACTTGCGGCGTTCGTTGAAAAGAACCCGGAACTAATAAGAACAATTGCCAAAATAACCGCGGGACTTATCGGCTTTAGAATTGCTGGTTTGGGAGTAAAATTGGCCTTCCACGAATTAAAAGGTGCGGGCTATGCGGCCAGTAAAATATTTGAACTGTTTAAGGTAAAAAACAAGGTTGCTGGGATTGAATCTGGAGGATTTGCCGCAAAACTGACCAAAACCGGGGGCGTTCTAAAGGCGTTTATGACGCAAAGCAGATCAGGCCTAAAATCATATTTTAGTTCCCTACACGGAGCCTTTGGCGGACTCTTTGGAGGAACCAGGATTGGCAACCAGATCAGCAAATTAACAACCATTACGAAAAGCAATATGTTTAAAGCTTTTGCGTTAATCCACGACAAGGCAATCAAAACATTTACCCAAATTAGTGGTAAGGCAATCGGTATATTTTCAAGAATTGGTCCTGCAATAATGGCCGGGCCTATGGGAAAGATATGGGCCGTTATCGGCGGGCAGTTTGGCAAAATTAGAGTATTTCTGGCACCAATAGCAAACTTGCTTTTAACAGCTTTTGCGCCCCTTGGAAAAGTAGCTGGGTTATTTTTCGGAGGTTTTGGCGGCATATTCGGGAAGCTATTTCCAATTATCGGCGTGATCACCCTTATTATTGCCGCAGTACAGATATTCAGAAATAAGCTGGATGAAATCAGAGGCTTTATACAGCGGGTATTTGGTGATGCCGGACTGGAGGCTTTTGACAAGTTTATTGGCGCAGTGACCAGGATAGGAAACGCGATTAAAGGGCTTTTCAGTAGCGATGGAATTCAAGGTATCCAGGACTATATCAATAAGACCTTTGGTGACAATCCTGCCCTGGCTAACTTCCTGAGTGGATTTGTAACCGTATTTGGCGGAATAGGCAACATTCTTTTAGATTTTATAAGGTTTGTTGATACCAATATAACCCCTATTATTGAAGGGGTTTTTGATTTTATTGTTGGTACAGTTCTTCCCGTGATAGCGCAAAAATTTGCTGAATGGGCACCCATAATCATGAGCACTATTCAGGGCATTTGGGCGGTAATATCAACAGTTGCAGGCTTAATTTTGCAGGTAATACAGTTTATCGGGCCAACCATAGGGGAGATTATCAGCGCGACACTTAACGCCATTGTTGGCATTATTGGTGGCGCGCTAAAGGTGATTAAAGGCATTGTTGATATATTCGCAGGCGTCTTTACTGGGGACTGGCGGCGCGTATGGGAAGGTGTTAAAAGCATTTTCGGCGGGGTTTGGGAAGCAATGAAAGCTATCCTAAAAGCACCGCTGAATTTCATTATTGCCGGATTGAATACCCTTATCCGGGGTGTAAACAAAATTAAAATACCGGACTGGGTTCCCGGAGTAGGCGGGAAAGCAATATCAATCCCAACAATACCAGCCTTTGCGAAAGGAACGAACCGAACCCCGGACACCTTTATAGCTGGTGAGCGGGGAGCGGAACTAATTACCAATGCCAAGGGAAGAACTGTTTTCACGGCCCTACAAACCAAGAATATTTTTAACACTATAGCGAAGGTAAAAGAAAAGGCGGCGGCCATACTGCCCCCGATCATACCGCAAATGCAACTTGCCTATGCTTATGCTGGCGGCGGCCTGGCACAGAAGGTGGAACCCATTAGGGTTCAAACAGGGGATAACAGCCGCAGATCAATTAAAGTTGAGGTTATCAACCAGCCAGTAATTCACGTTGACGGCAATAAACCGGATGACCTAGAAGAAAAACTGGAAAAGAACAATAAAAAATTACTGGATGAAGTTGAAGAGCGTATACGGCAAAAAGAAGAAAACGAAAGGCGGGGGAAATATGAGTAAAACATATACAACGATTGCAGGCGATATGTGGGATACCGTGGCTTATAAGGCTATGGGGAGCGAAGCATATACCGACGATCTAATCAAAAACAACCTGCAATATTGCCATATCTATATTTTCCCCGCTGGAATTGTACTGGAGATACCGGAAGTTAAGGCGGAAGTATCAACTAGCCTGCCTCCCTGGAAGCGGGTGAATATATGAGCAGTAAAGATTCAGCAAGGCGCACAGAAATACAATTGGTTTTTGAAGGAACCGACATTTCAGCCGACATTAATAAGTACCTGCTTACAATGACCTACACGGACAATGAAGAGGATAAGGCTGACGATCTACAAATAACCCTTGATGATCGGGAAAACATTTGGTTAGGCCAGTGGTTTAACACAGACGCCCAGCCAGCCGCCACCACAGATACCGGAGCGGGTACGGGCTGGGCCATAGGCGATGAAGTAACGGTATCCGGGCAACCACAATATACAAGTTATGGCGGTAAACCCGGGAAAATGTTGTCTAACTACAAAGGGAAAATAACCTATTTGAATCTTAAAAGCGGGGTTCCCTACCCGATTCATGTTGACCAAAAAGGATGGTTTGCTGAAAGCCAGGTAACAAAAACCCAGGCGAAACAGGAAACCATAACCCCATCCGGAGGTATAAAGGGTGCGGAAATATCGGCGGTAATTATTCAAAGAAACTGGTATAGCGATGGGAAAGACAAGGTACTTGATTGCGGAACCTTTGAAGTGGACGGGCTGGACGCAAACGGCCCGCCCACCAAAGTAACTATAAAAGGGACGTCTATTCCCCATAAAACAAGTATTAGGACACAAAAGAAAAGTAAGGCATGGGAAAAAATAAAGCTTTCTGCCATTGCAAATGAAATAGCCGGGACTTCCGGTATGAAGTGCATGTTTGAATCCGAGTATGACCCGCTATACAGCCGGGTTGAACAAGTGCAGGAATCGGATATTATTTTTCTACAGCGGCTTTGCAAAAATGCCGGAATATCATTAAAGGTTACAGCGAAAATCATCGTTCTATTCGACGCGGCGGCCTATGAACAAAAAAATGCCATAAGAAGCATAGTAAAAGGAAGTTCGGATGTTTTAACATACCGCTTTGGTACCAATTTCAACGATACCGCATACGGTTCATGCCATGTGACTTATACTGACCCGGCAACAGGAAAGACCATAGAATACACCTACACCCCACAGGAAACAAAGGGCAACGGGCAGGTATTAGAGATTAACGAAAAAGTAAAAAGCAAGGATGAAGCCCGTCAACTTGCCATGAAAAGATTACGTCAGAAAAACAAGGAAGAATTCACAGCGGAATTTACACTGGTAGGCGATTTGAATTTAGTGGCCGGGGTTACCGTTAATGTTTCGGGTTACGGAATGTTTGATGGCAAATACATTATTGAAACCGCAACACACAAATTGACGGGAGGATATAATGTTACCTTGAAATTACGGCGGGTACTGGAGGGTTATTAATGAACAACGATCTTACAGGATTACAAAATATTGTGCGTATTGGGACGGTGGAATCAGTTAATCCCGAGAACAGAACGGCCCGCGTCCGGTTTACTGATAAAAACAATTTGGTATCCGGGGAATTAAAAGTATTACAGAATCATCCCTTGATCGTTATTGAAAAAGAGGTTGACAGCGAACAGTGGGCCAGTACCGCCAAATATGCCAGTGCAGACCGGGGACTTTCTGGAGGTTCTATATCCTACACAAAAGCGGCCCCGGATGAAATAACCCTGACAAAATCAATTGATTACGAAAAAGTTAATTCAATATCAGAACCAGGTTCAAGTTGCGGCAAAACGGGGGTACTGGAGACAAAGACGCACAAACACAAAGAAACTATATACCCGTGGTTACCTTATATCGGGCAAATGGTACTTTGCATTTTCTTACCGATAGGCGGCGGCGACGGGTTTGTGATTGGGGGTATCTAGCATGGCGGTTATAGGTACCTTGGGAACAGACATTGTTTTTTCGGTATCCCGCAAACAGGTGAAAACATTTGACGGCCTGATGTGGGAAAGTTCCGTAAAATACGCCGAGCATGACCGACACCTAAGAGATACCTTGCTTGAATACGTGGGCCTGGAGGCAGATACAATTTCTTTTAGCGTCCTCTTTTCCGTGTTTTTAGGGGTTGACCCTATGAAAGAAATTGTAAAGCTTCTGAACGCGGAGCGGCAGGGACGGGTAATGCGCCTGGTAATTGGAAGTAAAGCCTATGGCACTAACAAATGGGTAATAACAAAAACATCAAAAAACCTTCAACGCTTCGATAACAGAGGAAACTTACTTGCCGCCAGGGTGGACATAACGTTGAAGGCTTACGCAGGGAGGTAGGGGCATGTCATATATAGTTAAGGCGGGCGAGATGGAAGCAATTAAACTTGCCCCTAAAACCATATCGGAAGAGGTTATGCAGAACGTGGCAATGATTATATCAATTCCGCAATATTCTGTTCCCCTTGACCGCGGTTTTGGCCTTGCCCAGCAATTCCTTGATAAACCAGTAAACACCGCGAAAGCTATTGCAGTTGCAGAAATAATGGACGCAATAGAAGAGTATGAACCGCGGGCGGAGATCATAAATATCACCTTCGAACAGGGCGACAAAGAAGGCGGGCTTATACCGATTGTGGAACTGGAGGTGAAAAAAGATGGCTGATACCAGAAGTTACCCAGATATTAGTTTTGTTGATACAGATACAGAAACAATAGTAAACGCCTTGATACGGGCCTATGAATTGTTTACAGGCCGGACGTTATACCCGGCAGACCCGGCAAGGCTTTTTATTTTATGGGCCGCGGATATTATCATCCAGGAGCGGGTTTTAATTAATGAATCAGCAAAACGTAACGTTCCGCGGTACGCTAAAGGGGATTATTTAGATTCACTGGCGGACTTATTTAAAGATACCTACAGGCTTGAATCAACCGCGGCACAAACAACCTTTCGCTGTTACATAACAACAATACAGCTAGGGCAAATACTTATACCGATTGGAACCAGAATAACAGTTGAAGGTGAAATAACATTTGAAACCACGCAAAGCCTGTATATACCAGCGGGACAGTTATATGCCGACGTACCAGCAGTATGCCAAACCACAGGAACGATTGGTAATGGTTTTGTGCCCGGGCAGATAACGCAGATCGTGGACGTGTATCCATTTTATGACAAAGTGGAAAACATTACGACCAGTGCAGGCGGAACCGATGAAGAAACAGACGAAGCATTTTATGAGCGCATGCGGGAAAGCATGGAAAGTTTTTCAACGGCTGGCCCTTCCGGTGGATATATCTATTTCGCGAAAACTGCATCAAGCGAAATTACCGACGTTTCCGCGGATAGCACTGTAGCGGGTATAGCCGATATACGGGTATTGTGTGCGAATGGAGCGTTACCAACCGAAGAAGTAATTGCAAAAGTTCTGGCAATATTAAGCGCGGATAAAACGCGGCCCATGACCGATAAAGTCAATGTTGCGGCCCCGGACACCGTACCTTTTGATATTGACGTAACCTACTACATTCCATTGCCTAGTGCCAACAGCGCGGCAGTGATCGCAGAAGATGTTATAAAAGCGGTAAATGAATATAAAAAATGGCAAACAGAGAAGATGGGACGGGATATTAACCCGTCCTATTTGAATTATTTGCTGATGAAAACAGGGATTAAAAGGGCCGAGATCAGAAGCCCGGCCTATACTGCAATAGCAAAAAATCAAGTGGCCGTATTGAATCAGGAAACAGTTGTGAGCGGGGGGATAGAGGATGAATGATATTCTAACAATCGACCTTACCCGAGCATTGCCGCAACGCCTGAAACAAGATAAAACCATGCTGGCACTTGCAAATGTAATTGCCGCGGAATTACAAAAGAACGCCATTGATTCGAGGCTTGCCACAATTTACGCCCGGATTGATGAACTTGACGAATGTATATTAGATATTTTGGCTTATGATTTACACGTTGATTGGTACAACTACTATGACCCGGTAAGCGCGAAGCGGGCCGTTATAAAATCCAGTGTCAAAGTACACAAACGGTTAGGAACAAAATATGCAGTTGAAACCGCGCTGGGAGCATTGCACCCGGGGACATATATTGAAGAATGGTTTCAATACGGCGGCGACCCTCATTACTTCCGGATAGTTCTGGATGTAACAAATTCGAGGGTTGCCGCTTCACATTCCCGGATTATTAAAGAAATTAATTTTTACAAACGCTTAACCTCCAAACTGGAAAGCCTAATATATCAGGCCACGGTCATGGTAGAAGTAAAAGCGGAGGGCCGGGCCTTCCCGTATCATACTGGATTAACCGGACAATACAACGCAGGCACGGAACCACAAAGAGCGGTTGTAGGGGCTATTGGGGCGGCGGGTATTGAAACCGAACTGGAGGCCGGAGGGTTTGATTATAAGGCAAGGGCCGCGGGAACAGAGCCACAGCGGGCAGTTATAGCAGTGTTAGCCAGCAATGAGATCAATACAGATATTAAAGGCGAAAGCTTCTTGTATGCCGCGGGAATGCCTGGAAAATACAATGCCGGACAGGAACCGCAAAGAGCAGGTACCGCAGGTATTGAAACCAATAGTATTGTTCAAACGGTAACGGCGGAGGGTTACGGATACTCAGCTAACTATTGCGGAACCACCCGTTGCAAATAAAGAAAGGAAGGTGAAACCATGCTGACAGACAAAGCAATTGAGAGTTTCAAAAAGTTTATCGAGCGGAATACGGCTTATGCAAAATACAAGATCGGAGGCAATTATTATAAAGTTCCGATTCACCGCCGCGAACGGCTTCCAGATGGGAAAGTTGCGGTGTATTTTGAAATTGAGCCGAACGCCCCATCAACGGTGCATGTTACCGAAGTGCAGATTTACGACACCGATAACGAGTTATGGGCCACTAAAACAGAAAATATAGAAATTGAAAGCGTACAGGATGGGGCATTGTACCGCTTTGCTTTCGATTTTAGGGAGGTGTAAACGTTGTCCTTTAATAGAACATTTTGGCAAAACCATGTCACACAATATGAGAACCGTTTTACGGTAACAACAAACGCTGACGGTTCGGAAACCCATACCCCCGTAGAAGGTGAAATACTTCAACAGGGAACCCCGCAGAACAAAACCAATTTCAACAACATGGAAGAAGGGATACTGGCGGCCCATGAGTTAGCCGCCGAAAACGCCAGGGTAATTCTTTTCCATGAAAGAGATTTAAAAAACCTAAATGGAGAACAGGGGGAAACAACCCTGACCAATAGCCTTGAATATCCGTTTAACAATTCCGAAAAAACCATTGCATTGGCAATCAGACGGGATAAGGCAGATTATACCGTTGAAATTGATATTGGCAATACTGCAAATGTAGGCCAGGTAAGGGTTTTTGACAAACAATTAAACGGGTTCAAGATAGCACATACGGGAAGCGCGGCCAGCGTCCCTGTAAAGTATGTTGTGAGGGGAGGATTTTACAGCTAATGGCAAACGTAATTATTAAATCGAATGAACGACGGGCGCAGGAAGCATATGTACTTCATGCCTTTGGAAAGGGCCGTGGTGGGGCCAATGTTTCAAGAGTTGACCGGGATGCCGCTGAATGTATCGCCGCCCGCCAAAAAGAAGCCTACAAAGAATTAAGAAAAATGGAGGATAAAAGAAGATGATAGTTGTTGAAAAAAATGCAGGGCAGAAAATACCTTATGAGATCAACGGGAACAGGATTAGCTTTAACGATGAAATAACCCTGAACCTGGAGGCATGGGAACGTGACCATGCTATGCACATTGATATTTGCAAGGATGTTAACGGCTGTTTGACAACCGGAGTTGTGCCGGATATTACAACAGATTATGTGGCGCAAATTGATATTCCGGCCCGCGAATATGATTACATTGCCGATGGCGTAGACGAAGATGGCAACCCGAAGGAAATACCTATGCCGCAACCCTTTGACATGAGCAAATGCACACTAACACTTTGGGGACTGGGAGGGATAATTTAATGAATAACTTCGATGATATGAAATTTGCGGTAGAAAATCTTTCCGGGGCCGCAACCGTAATACTTGACGATATAGGCATGCCGTCCATTATGGTTGCCGTACCAAAACTTCTGTATTCGGACATTAAATCAACGCTGACCGGGGATACCTTGCCCGCTTTTATTGTT